ATATGACCGGTCGATCCGGGCCAAGTGGCGAACAGGCCAGATATGAGTAGAGCCACAAAAGCGCCAGTTATTACCATGTATGTCCACAACGCCACGGCGATCAGAAATCCCCGGGAACGGGAAATCATTCGTGAAGTCATAGCGTTCTACCGCCTCCAGAAAGGAACGGATGTGGTCCTCTGTCACGCGCTTGCCAGTGAAGTCGCCTTGCTTAAGGATGGCTAGGTCGAGCCAGACGATGACTTCGGCTTCGGGGTCTTCTTCGGCGGCAAGGAGCGCCCACTGCGTGCGCGCGTTGTTGACACAATGGGAACGGACGTAACCGGCGTCCGAGGAATAACGATCTGCTGGGGTGGGTGCAGCAGGAGGCAGCGATAAGATTTCAGGGTGCGTTTGAACAAGCCATAGGTCGTCAAAGCTGAAATTATCGAACCAGCGCAGACGACCATCGCAAGCGCCACGAAGTCGCTCTCCGTAAGCATGGTACAGTTCCGTGTTCAAGTGGCGCACGTCGAGCGCGACGTAAGCCGTGATTACCTTAACCTTGTTCATCGACAGTATCCCGGTAATTAGTGAACATGGTCTCATTGTGGTCGGCTAGGTACCAGCGGACAGGGAAATCCTTCTCTACCCGCGCCAGTGTGTTGACTTCCCAGGTAACGTTCTTTGTCTTGTTGAGGTGGGCAAGGACTTCTCGCTTAACCGCTTTGTAGAGCGGCGCGACTTTACTGCGTGGAACAACCATGAGGCTCCCGCAAAAGCGCCAGCAAGGAAAGAGGTCAGTATTAATCGCTTGATCTTTTGCCCAGCAACCGGGGATCGCCAAATCATCCTCTTGCACCTCGTTAAGAAAATCGAACGCCACCTCCGGCGTCACGCCGGGGATGTGACCGATACCGTAATCCATCCATATAAAAACGGAAGGCTTAGGGTCGAGCATAGCCGCCTTGAGCAGCCATGCGAATTTCTGATGGTTCACGCAATGGTAGGCGATCGAGTTCTTCGCCGGATTGTCGCCCTCGGAATGGGTGACGCGGAAGCCTTTGTACTTGTCCAGCACCTGCCGCAGCCATGTGTCGTCCACCGTTTCATAGAACGGCTGAATCGAAGCCGGCATTTTCCCGAAGAACGCCTCGCCAAGTTGGCCGTACTCAGCAGCCGTACGTGGATGGTTCGGGATCGGCACGTAGGCCGTAACGACCTTCAGCGGAACCATAGCAGCCTATTTACCTCGTTAATGTCGATGGTGGCGAATTTCGCTTCGCAATCGCGCACGGCGTAGCTCATTACAAGCTCCTTACCGCCCGGTGTAACAGCGAGGCCAGACACGAACTCGATCTGTTTATCCTCCAGAAAGAACGGCCGGCCGATCTTGTCAATCTCGAAGTTCTTTTTGAAGAACACGAACCGATGCCAGTACCACCGCTTCCAGTGCTTATCGTTCTGCATTTCGGCTTCGTGCACCACGGCAAGCCAGCCGCCCTCGTAGGGAATAAGCTGACTACCGCCGCTTATGCGCTCTTTGTCTATTGGGCACGGATGAACCACCAGATCATTGCCATTCTGGTCCACTACGTGGCCGAGCCGGTACATAAATGTAATAGGCCATCGCCCGGTGATAGGCATCCAGTTCTTTTGGGTCTGTCGCGGCTCCCGCAGCATTCGGTGCACGCTAACGATATTTGCGTTGTGGTCGATGCTTGTTAACACCTGTTCACAGTTGCCGTCGGCGTGAAATTGCCGAACGGTCGATGACTGCCACAGCTTATTGTCGACGGAGAACAGCCGCATATCTTCGAAGCCGATGACGGCCTTGAAGTGCAGAGGCAAGTTACCGGGCGGTAACAACTCCCGCCCAGAACCGCGCACGCGCAAGTCATCGTCGATACGCAGGAGAAAATTGCGGGTTGAGATTGGATTGTCATCGCTCGGGGCCTTATCACCGATCAGATACCGACCGTCTTCATCCATTTTGTAGTTCACCGTCCGCATGAGCAAGAACAGCGAGTTCTGATGCCATGTGATTGACGGGTTCATGCACTGCCAACCCTCCGGAGGGTCCCAATCTATCTTTATCGGCTTAAAAGATGGGCAGTAATCAGCAATTGGCTTCATGTAGTACCAGAGGTTCTTGCGCGCCTGGAACCGCACGTGGCCGTAGTCGCCGGGAACAAGGGATAATTTATCGGATACTTCGAAGCCCTGGTCGCGCTTTTCCGGCACATAGAAGGCGCTGATCGAGAAATCCTCTGCGCAGCCAACTTCGTGAGCGAATTTGTTAACGAACAGGGCGTCCCCGGACATGGGGATTTTCATGCCTTGCTCGGCCATCAGACAGGCCAGGGCACTATTGCCCTTGTGCCGCCAGTAATTCGATAGTGAATACAGGCCCTCCACGCGGCTTGGGCGCATGTTATACGCACGTAGCATATTGAGTATAAACTCGGCTTCTCTCCCCATCGCCTTATAGCATTCGCCGATCATAAGCTGCGAGAAGTAGAGTTCCTCATCCCACCCACCTGCGTCAATGCGGCGCTGGTACCACTTGATCGCTTCCGGAAACTTGCCCGCATCCTTGTAGGACTGCGCCAAATAGAAGAAATAACGGACGTTATTCGGCTCTGTTTTCAAGCCATTTTTGAGTAGCTTAATGTCACGAACATACTTACGCACGCGATTAGAGCCGTCGCCGTAATCGCCGAACATACACTTGTCCTGGGCTACGGCGCCCGTCGCGGGAATATCCAGGTACTCGTGCGTGACACCAACGTATTCACCAGAGAGATATGGGCTCATCAGGCGGCGGTTAAGATAAACCGTATTCCCGGCCGTTTGGTACATATCCCAACCTGCGCCGCCCGGCTCTGGCACCCAGTCGGCTGCTTTGGGCTCCAGGACCATATCGGCGTCCATCAGCAGGATGTAATCGAATGGGTCCATACGCGCGTACGCCTTCGCCGCGCGCAGCGCCTCGTTACGGGCTTGGGAAAAGTCTTTGAACTCACACCGAATCAATTTGCCGGGGATATTGTGCCACTTAAAAAAAGCTTCGATCTTCTCGGGGGTGCTATCGGTGCTGCCCGTATCAGCTATGACCCAGCAGTCGATCCACTGGGCGCAACTGTCGAGGGCCCGCAGAATGCGGTCTTCCTCGTTCTTCACGATCATATTCAAGCACAAACGGGCCATGGGGGTCTCCCGATGGCCCGTTGTACGTTGGCTAATTTAGAACTGTCAACCGTTGCTGCGCTGGAAAACGCCGCTGCGGGAATAGATCGCGCCCTTGACCTGCGGGTCATTGGTCGGGATCGTCCAAACGTCGTTCCGCACTGGGCCAGCAGGACCCTGCGAGCCGGTCGGGCCAGTCGGGCCGGTATTACCCGTAAACCCGGTAGCGCCGAGGATGCCGGTGCTCCCCGTCGGACCCGTATTGCCGGTCGGACCCGTCGAGCCTGCGCCAGTGTTCCCGGTCGCGCCCGGAATGAATGGATTTCCTTGGAAACCCGTTCCACCGGTTGGGCCAGTCGGACCCGTCAAGCCGCTTGCCCCGGTCGGGCCCACTGCACCAGAGGGACCTGTCGGCCCGGTTACGCCAGTCGGACCCGTCTGTCCGCCGAACGGGCCCGTCACGGCCGCGCCGGTCGGCCCGGTAGGGCCCGTCGGACCCGTCGCGCCAGTTACGCCGGTCGGACCCTGGGGGCCCGTAACGTTGCCGGTATTGATGGCGAGGATCGCCTGCCCGAGGATTTGTCCTAGCAGGTTATCGTCGTACGTGTCCGGGGAGATGGTGGGGTCAAGAATGGCCATTTGTCATCACCCTGCGGAAATCGTTGCTACGCCGGCATTGTTCCACACCTGATTAACGACGTGTGGATCAGCCGACGGAAGGTTCAGGAAGAACGCACTTGAACCTGTCGGGCCAGTGAGGCCAGTGTAGCCCGTGAAGCCCACGGGGCCGGTCGGCCCGGTTACGCCAGTCGGACCAGTGTTACCCGTGAAACCTGTCGGGCCGGTGTTACCCGTGCCACCGGTAGGCGCCGGACCAGTCGGGCCGGTTGGGCCAGTAGTGCTGCCAGACACGCCCGCGGGGCCAGCAGGACCAGTCGGGCCAGTCGGACCCACGACACCGTTCGGGCCCTGGAGACCAGTGTTACCCGTGGAGCCAGTGTTACCAGTATTACCGATCGGGCCCACCGGACCACCAGATGGACCGGTCGGGCCGGTCGCGGCTGTGGGGCCTGTGTTGCCACGGTTCTGCCCGAGGCCGGAAACACCGGTCGGGCCGGTCGGGCCGCTCATGCCGCCAAAGTTCAGCGCGTCGGCAACCTGCGACATCCCGCGATCCCATGCACCAGGGCTCGTGAGGTCGTAATCAGAAATGACCAACGGATCGGGTTTCTTGGTGGTGCTCATGTGTTACCCTTATCCGTAGAGCCGTTCGAAACTTTGAACGTGCTCGTAACCAAACTCCACCACGGCTGGCCGGTGACGCCTGGGCTCGAAGTCGGAGCAATGAACAGGTTGTTCGGCGGTGTACGACCAGTCGGGCCAGTCGGGCCAGTCGGACCCACGCTGGAATACGGGCCGGTCGGGCCGGTGTTACCAGTGTTGCCAGTGTTACCCGTACGGCCAGTATTGCCAGTAGCGCCTTGCGGACCAGTGAGTGGGCCAGTCGGGCCAGTCGGGCCGGTGATACCTGCGTTCGCGCCAGTGGCACCAATCGGGCCAAGCGCACCTGTATTTCCTGTGAAGCCGGTTTGGCCAGTCGGGCCAGTCAGGCCGGTAGCGCCAAATTTACCAACGCCACCCTGGGCGCCGGTATTAATGCCTGTAGGACCGGTCGGGCCGGTGACACCTGGGCCAGTTGCGCCGATCGGTCCTGTACCCGAGCCGGTCGCGCCGGTCGGTCCAGTTGGACCACCAACGCCGCCAGCGCCAGAATTGATGATTGCAACAGCTTGCGCCAGCACGTTGCCGCGCATGTTGCGGTCATACTTCGGCGAAGAAAGTATTCCAGGTCCGCCGAAAGAGCCCGTTGCACCGGTCGCCATGAGCAATCCTCAAAAATGCGCGCCCTCGGACGCTATCCACACTTCGTTACGCAGTTCTTAACCGACGCCTGGGCTCAGCGGCATTGCACGAGCGCCCGGTTGGTTTCCGACTAGATGGGTCTGCGGCGCCATGCCGCCGCGGGCTATCGGACCCCGCTGTGTTCCCTGACCGACCCGTGCCCGTTGTGCAGCCATATCCATTGCTGGAGCGTTAGTCTGGCCGGGCTGACCGCCATTTGGGCTCGGCACGGGCTGCGATTGGCCACCCGGCACTACGCCCGGAGGCGTGCCCAGATGGGTTGGGGCGCCCTCCGGCATACCTTCTTGTTGGGCCAATTCGCCGGCCGTGATCTCAGTCGTGATCCGCTGGACACCAGCGGCAACGCCCTTGACAACGGCCTCATTAACCTTCTGGTCGATCGGGCCCTTCATCTGCTGTTGCTGCTCTTGCTGCTGCATACGGTCGAGAATTTCGTCTGACGGGACGATCTCGTCGCCATCTAGGCCGATCGTCTGCGACACCGGCCGCAGGACCGCCGCGCGACCCTTGAGGCCCATGATCTTCATGTCGGTCGGATTGATCGTGGCCTGCAAGAACTCGATCTGGCGCTGGCGGAGGGTCTCGCGCTGGACCGCCACGTTGACGCCCTCGACCGTGATCTTCTCCTCGCCGTTGAGGAGGCCAGACTTATCGGTCAGCATGATAAGATCAGTGAGTTGCGTGAGCGCCTCCTCGATCACATCGCGGTCAATGTTGGACGAAACGGTCTGCAAAATCTTGCTGGCGTTACCCATAAGCATAGCGAGCCCGGACGCCGTGCGCCCCGCTCCGCCGCTGTTGGCTTGACCGCCGATATATTTCGGGATCGCCGACACGTCGTCGGCGATTTGGATCAACTCATTATATGTCTGCATCAACGCTTGTGAGTTGTTCTGCGGCTGGAAGAAACTGATGGGCTCTCCCGCACTATCGCCGGCGATAGAGCGTCGAACCCGCCACCGTTTCCAAGGATACAGGTCTTCGCCGCTCTCATCGCTCGAAAGGCGCGTCGTATCAACGACAACTTGCGGGCCGCTCGAAATGCTGAGGTTATTCGTAAGGGCGCGCAAGCAGCCGTTCGCGACTTCCTGGATGTCTCCAAGAAGGTCCGATAGGCTATTACCGACAGGAGTACCCGGAACCTTTTCGAAGGAAGTGATGAAATAAGGATGACGTTGCCGGGGACTAGGCGAAAGATGAGCCTTGATGACGTGACTACCAATAATCCAAAGCTGGACGTGATAATCCCGAAGTTCATCCGGTACGGCCATTCCGTAGTCCTGCAATAGGCGACCCTGGACATTGCCATTGAACTCCATCATCGAGAGCATGGCTGATCTGTTCCAGGCAGGGTTCTCCCGGCTTTCAAGAACAGCGCGCTCGGCGTCGGTTGTATCCCAGTTGTCGTACAGGCCCCCACGGCCGTACTCGTCGAGCACCGCGCGGATTTCATCCACATTGTAGCCCGGTAAGTCGAGCAGATCATTCAGTTCTGCACGGGTGATGCGCAGCTTTTCGATAACATCGGCGTTGCGAATGTCAGCCACGCCCGGCGTAAACCATGTGTCAAATGGGCTGACCCGGTTCCACGTCAGGGTCGGGATGTTCTCAATCGCCGGCATTCCGCCATTCGGCGGCCACACAACCCGCGGCTTCACCCGAACGACCGGTCCCTTGAGAACGCCAAACGGGAATACCGGCAGGTCGACCAGGAACTCGGCCAAGGCGTTGTAGAAGCCACCCTGCCGGAGCAGGTCCTCGATCTTGTCCTCGCTAATTTTGGCCTGTTGGACGGCCTTTTTCTTGGCGGCGTCCTCGGCCGACTGCATCAGGGCGAGGCGCCGAGACTGGACATCGGTCTGTTGGGGCGGCTGCCCAAGCTGCTGCTGGACATGCTGCTGCTCCTGCTGAAGCAATTGGTTAATGGACTTAAGAATGTTGTCGGGCACGTCCGGGGACTGCGGCGCACGCACCGACCAGGGCCGATCTTGACCCAGATAGATGTCCCGGAGCAGCGAGGAGGCAGCGCGGCACTTTTGCGCGATTAGCCGGGCGTACACCTCGGACCCGCCGAAACGCCTGATTTCAATGAGTTTACTCTCCTCGTACTGACCGTTGAAGGCCCGCAGGGAGGTCAGCAGACGGTTCGACCAGCCGGCCGACGTATTTCTATGGTTGCGGAATATCTCGTACTGGCCGCGAACATACTGAGCCAGACGGCTCGGGTCCTGGGCTTGCGGTTGCGCGGCCGCAGCTTTGTCCTGCGCGCGCTGGGCTAACTGCTTCTCTAGCTCGGCGGGGGGAACAACCTGAAGAACCCCCTGTTGGCCCAGTGCCATGTCGCTCATTGCATCCAATCCGCGCAGATTTCTGCACGAAGCTACACATCACCCGCTAACGATACGTTAACTGATGTTTCGGGGTTGCAGGTATATGATCCGCGTGATACGCGAAGACACCCGTGAGGACCCCGATGGCCGACGACGCCACCGAGCTTGTTACCGTACGGCAAGAGCCGCTACCCGCGACGTTCACCGTCCACAATATCGGTGTGCTTTGCCGTGACTTGGCGATGCAACTAGCGCCAGAGTACGAAATCCTAAAGCACCACCACCTCACCCCTGGACAATTCGAAACATTGAAGTGTAATCCTTTCTTTCAGAAGATGCTGGAAGCGGCGGTCGTTGATTGGAACGTACCATCTAACACCAACAAGCGGCTCGCCATGGGCGCCGGCGTGCTGTTGGAGGAGAGCCTTCCGGTGGTCGGCGCGCGCATGATGGATCGGAATGAACCCCTCGCCAACGCAGTCCAAGCTTTCTCCGCGCTTACGAAGGTGGCTGGTATCGGCGACCCCGCAGGAACGAAGGCGCTATCTGAAAGAGTGTCGATCACCATCAACCTCGGCGCTGATACGGAGCGAATTGAGAAAACTCGCATATTCGAAGTACAATCGCAGCCAGAAGGGATTGGACAACCACTGGCGCTTCCGCCATTCCGCGAAGGGGATCAGCTGGAAGTGGCGGAGGAACCGCGCCCTGTCGCAAATAATATCACAGTACCGGTACAACCACAGCCTGAAGGGTCTTTTACGGACATTGAAATCCCAATCAAAACGCAGGAGACAGAGAAGTGACCAAGCAGCGCAAAACGATCGACCAGGAGCTTCATGATGCCTTCGAAGAAATTCGGCGTCTTAACGCCGAAAAAACGTCGCTCACGACGGAAATCCGAAATGTCCGGCGCGAGAACGACACCGCCGAAACTATTCGGACGAAAATATATGGTCTCTCGGCGCACACTCCAACGTCTGTTCCCTGGCTTAGCGGCTCTGGCGGAAAGAACGGAGCGCGCGGCGCGCCAACGATGATATGGTCGGACTGGCACTACGGTGAAGTCGTGCTACCCGAGGAAGTCGGCGGTGCGAACGAGTTCTCCTCCGAAATAGCCAAGGCCCGCGTCAAAAAGCTAGTCAACCGCACCATCGAACTGTGCTATGAGCACATGGGCAAGGCGAAGACCGAATATCCCGGCGCTATCGTGATGCTCGGCGGCGACATGCTCACTGGCGACATCCACGAGGAATTGCTGGCGACCAACGATCGAACCCCGCAGGAGGCGATCAATGATCTCACAGACCTTCTCGCTAGTGCGCTGGACACTATGGCTGCAAAGTTTGGCCGTTTATTCGTCCCTTGCGTGGTTGGAAATCACGGTCGATCTACTCGCAAACCCCGAATGAAGGGGCGCGTGTTCACCAGCTTCGAGTGGAACATCTATTGCAACCTAGAAAGGCTGTTCCGGAAAAATGCACACATCAAATTCTACATCCCGGGGGAAGCCGACGCCTACTTCCATGTTTTTGGCCACCGATATTTACTCACACATGGGGACAGTCTTGGCGCTAAGGGTGGTGACGGAATTATTGGCGCAGTCGGACCAATCCTCCGGGGTGCACTTAAGGTCGGTCGAAGTGAAGCCCAAATCGGGCGCAACTTCGATACACTTGTTATGGGCCATTGGCACCAGTACATCTCCTTTCCGGGCATCATTGTCAATAATTCGCTCATTGGCCTCAATGAATACGGGCACCTTGGTCTACGAGCACCGAATACTCGACCATCACAAGCATTATGGTTCACCCATCCGGAACATGGGATTACTGCAAGGTGGGAAGTCTTCCTTGAAGGTAGTCGCCAGCCGGCGAGCGAACGCCCTTGGGTATCGTGGCAGGAGTAAATGAGCAATCTGGTCTTCTCCGCGCCCTACACTGGGGCGAAATTCATGAAGTCAAATGCCTATGGCCGCATCATCGCGGGACCCGTAGGCTCAGGGAAGACCACCTGCTGCGTGATGGAATTGGTCCGGCGCTCCTCAATGCAGGCGCCGGCGCCGGACGGACTGCGCTACACCCGCTTCGCCATCCTCCGACAAACGCTCAAGCAGCTTAAAGACACCATCCTCAAGGACTGCGAGCAGTGGGTGAACCCCCTCGGCGGATTATGGCGTGTATCCGAGAGTACGTATCATTTCAAAGTCGACGACATTTTCAGCGAGTGGGTGTTCATCCCGTTGGAAACCGCGGAAGAACAGGCGCGCGT